TTACGCTTGCGAATCATGTCCTGCACTTGCAAGCCCTGTATCTTTTCCTGAAGACCTTGAGCCAACGCTTGTTTGTAAGCCTGTTGACCCATCTGCAAGCCTTCAGAGATGGCCAAAGCGCCACCGCCAGGTGTACGGCTTGGAGCGCCAGCACGAAGCAATGCGTTAGCCAATGTCATTTGACTTTGATTAGAAGCCTGACCTTGCAGACGCTTCAGCTCATCTTCACCAAGAAGACCGCCATAGTAAGAAGGCGTTTCGCCAAAGAGAGAATCTAGTAGTGCCATATTTATAACGTCCTATTTTTAGTAGTCATAGACAGGGTTAGATGAGCCAAAGAATGTATTTTTTAGAAAGTTATATCCTTGGTTAATACCACCAGAGCCGCCAGTACCCATCTTGTCTAAGCCGCCCAACAACTGAACACCAAGCAAACCAGTACCCAAGGCCGTGGCTGTTGGGTTTGTGAAGTAAGGCGTTTGTGATGTAGAAGTTCGGCCAGCGGGGAAACCATAGGCTTGATTCAAATAATTAGTCAACTGTTGTTGAGGCAGGTTTTGCTCATACGCATATCGAGCCATATCAGCTTGCAAGGCTTGATTCTGATAACCCTCGCCCAACTGACCAGCGGCCAATTGTTTGTTAATGTCAGCGTAATCAGCTTCGGCCAATGCAGGCGCGCCAAACGTGGCGGCTTGCTGTCGTGCGCGTTCATCTGCGTAATTCTGATATGCCAGTTGGCCAGCAGTACCCGTTAATTTCTGAGCCAACTCACCAGCCGCAGCGGTTTGTAGGTTTTGCATTGCACCAGAGCCGTAACGACCAGCCTTAGAAGCAGCAGACGTTACGTTACCAATGGCTGTGTTAAAGGCGCTTGTAGCCGCTTGTGCAGCAGGTTGGAAAGCACCTTGAAAGAATGGATTGCCACCAAGGTAATCGCCTTGGATAGTGCCGTATGCCTGATTCTGTGCAGCGCCAGTAAGAGGGCTGCCCGCTTGAGCGCGAGCCTGCAATGCCTGAATACCTGTCTGCGTAGCTTCAGACGGGCCGACATAACCTTGGCCTTGATAGTATTGAGGGCCACCAGCTTGATAAAGCCGTTGCGCTTCTTCCAGACCATATTTCAGGTAAGGTTGAATTGTTGGGTCAATCTGTGTGGTTTGTGTGGATGTGGTTGTTCCGACTGCCATAAGCGCCTTTCTTTAAAGGACTCCGTAGCGGGTCATCCACGAAGCCGATTATACATATTATCCAACAATCACATAGTCATATGTTTTGCTAGAGGTTGAGTTTGCAAAATGCGTAAGCGTTGCTGAACCTTTGGCCTTTGAACTAACGTAAATATTGGTCGTTGCCGATGGATTGACATAGTTCACAGTAAGAATGACAGACGGGACTGCTGGCCGTGTTGGACTTGTACCCGCAGGATGTTGTTCAATGGAAACACCAGTATCAGATACCCGCCACATTACTTGAACGTAATCATTGGCCGCCAACTCAACAAAATAGTTAAGCGACCCAATCGTGTGATACGGGTCGGTAGATGCTTTTCTTGGTGCAAGGCCAAACCGACTGTTGGATTTATCTATATCAGTCCCGTTCTTACGAAACCATACATCCACATCTTGAGAATCATTGGTCGTGTTCTTAAACTGGATGCTGAATTGAATGTTATACACACCAGCGTTTTTGACGTTAATCCTTGAACTGTTGGATAAAGTCACGCCATTTGCGTAGTCAGTCGTATCAAATGTTACCGCATACGCAGTCGTTGTATTAGCCGCTGTCTGATCGGTTGAATCCTGAAAAGCCCCATACGGTACGGTATCAGTAAAGGCAGCAGCAGAGGCGGGGATTAGGATAACTTTACTCTGCGAGCCAATCCTCAAGTCATTGATTGTGGTCGTTAATGCCCCACCTGTCGCCAAAGTTACAGAGCCTGTATTGTTGGTTTTACCCAACATCATCAAGTTGACTACTTCAGAGATTTGTCTGGCATTACCGCCACTTGGGGGCAGGACTCGAAACATTAACGGCTCCCCATCGGGTTAATGTCTGCGTCTACCGCAATGGCCATGCTCCAATTAGCACCCGTAGGTTTAACCCGTAGTCGGTGATACCTGCCAGAGCCTCTTAATGGAATCCTGTTATCTGCATCAGCCGTAACATCAGAGCCAAATGTAACGCCTTCGTTTAGCAATTGACGCGAGGCGATAGCCACAGTAGCAGAGCCGTTATCAATCTGGGGTCGAGCCAAGTTAATCAGAGACATAGAATTGGTACTAATGTCGCCCGTTTCAATCACAGCAGATTTAGGCGCACCGTTGAAAGTAATAACCTTAGTCCCGTCAGTACCACCGATAAAGAACTTACCGCCAAAGTACAAGGCAGAATCAAGCGTTACGGCAAGCGCATCAATCGAGGCATTTACAGAATCCAATTGTTCTAAGGTAACAGAGGCAGTCGAAGCATCTGAAATAAAATCAGAGGTTGCATCCATGTACGACCATTTTTTAGTCGTGATGCTGTAAACAATCATCTTGCGGTTAGCAAATGCGTCTTTGTAGTTCCACATCACCAGCTTACGAACAGGGTCGGCGGCTGAAGACATAGTGGAAAAATCTAGATCAGCATCATTAAAGAAGAAGCGATCAACCTTCTCTGCACCGATTGGCACGACTTGTTGGCCATCACACATATAAAAGCCATCATCCGATAAAAAGAACGTCAGTCCTTCATATTGGCAGACAGAGCCAGGTGCGATACATCCCTTGCCACGGCTTATGTTGTCAAACTGGAATATGAAAGGCGTACCAACATAGGTCATGCGGTGAATTGCCTTCTCCATCAAGATCAAACCAAACTCACCACCTCGGATTCCCGTGATATGTCCACCATCGGCAATGTCTTGATAGTCGGATTGTGTGATCTGGCTTGATGTCCAAGTTGTCTCATGGTTAAACCCAGACCATTGAACTCGATAGGGTTTAGTTGAACCAGACGCATCGATATAAGCGCAAATTACGAAATCACGCACCACAGTAATAAACTTGGCGACAGGCGCATCTTCTGACAAGTTCTTAAACGAACTACTCGCATCGGCTACATAAGACTGTAAGCGTTCCGTAAAGTTTGTCCCAATGATTCGATTACCAAATTTAGTGAAGCGGAAAATGTTACCCGTCAGCGTGTTATATCCCAACTCGGTTGACGATACTCTCACGTTCCCTGACGTTGTGGCAGAGGTGGTAATGACTGAAAACGTGTCGTCAGTTAACTTAGTCAAAGTAAATTGACCGTCTACCGCTGTGCCGCTTGTGAAGTTTAGGTAAGCAGAGTCCCCCGTCTTCCAGTTGTGGTCTACCGAGGTCACAGTTAAAGTCGTAGTTCCTGTTTGTGCGTAAGTGGCAGAGGTATACCAAACGTCTGTCAAAGCACCAACAGAGCTAACTTCATATATCTTACGTTTGCCAGCAGCAAAGAACTTAGAAGTTCCTGATTGATCTTTAGCGTAAACCAGCGAAGTTAGGTCTTCAGCCGCAGCAGCAGAGAAATCAGCTTCAGACGGGAAAGGCGCGTAACCCGTAGAAGTTGGATAGCAGTTCTTGGCCACGGTAATACCGCCAATAACACCTGGCTGGTCTGGGAGCCATTCACCTAATCCGATTCGTTGCGTTGCCATGTTTAACCCTGTCTCAGCCAAGTGTTGTCATTTATTGATTTATCAGCCCAATCGTTCGAACCGATTGATACATCTTCCCAAGTGTTTGTGCTTGTGGTTGCAGTCGTCCAAGTGTTATCACCGACCGATACATCTGTCCAAGTGTCCCCAGAACCAGCCACATCGCCCCAATTATCGCCACCTCTGCGGCCATCGCAAATGATGATTGCCTCGCAAGCAATTGACCCTGTGAAGTCAAACACCGCAAACGCATTAGCGGTTACTTCAGCAGCCACCGAGATACTGGCATCAGCGCCAGCCACCAAGCCACCCAAAGCTGTCACCGTTGTCTGGGTAGTCACCGCAGCGTCAGCAGTACGAACCCTGACAGAATCGGCGCTTACCGTTGCACTTGTAGTTATGTCGGCTACACCATTTAACAGTAAACCACCCATAGCGGTAACTGTCGCAGCCACATCCATAGAACCAGAGGCAATGGCAACCCGTGTACCAGCCGCAGAAACGGCACTAGAAGCCACGATCTCTGCATTACCTAGTGCTACCCTAACCCCATCGCATGAAGTGGTTGTAACGGCGTTTACAGAGGCATCGCCAAGTGCAACCCGTACAGCATCAGCAGAGGTTGTGGCCGTAACGCTGACCGCCGCAGAAGCGTTAAAGATAACGCTAGAGTTTGCCGATACGGTTGCTGTTGTGTTAACAGAGCCGTAAGCGTCCCAAAGTGTGACTGACGTTGTATATAACCCACTATCCAGAGATAGGGTTAAAGCGTCTAGACTTCCTTTAAGGTTATCTAGACTGTCTATTGTCCACGGTGGGAGCAGGTCAGCCATATCACGCCAAAGTGACGCTCAACGAACCAATCGCTACACGGAAAACGTCACCAGTTGCAATGGTTTTAGACGCATCCAAAGGCGTGTGATACAACAGGTTTCCTGCGGTAGAGGCATCACGAATACCAATGTGGGTAATCGTTCCCCATGCACCACCAGCTTGCGGGAATTCAATTGCCGCAGAGTTAGTGGTTACACCGTTAGAAGGCGCACCAAAGGTAATTGACTGGCGAGCGTAAGAAGTACCAGAGCATTCAGTACCCGTGTCGGCATCAGTTGGGTCAGCCGTATAAAGCGCCAAGTAAACGGTGGCGGGGCTTGTGTACGTTGTATTGCGCAGGGTTGCGTTAACAAGTGCAGTCTCTAAAAAGTTTGATATTTCGGACATAAATTACCTCACAGCGTAAGACATTGAAAGTGGGACACCTGAATACTGAGATGCTTCGTCAGATTTACTCAGGGTAGTGATAGCACGGTCATACAAAGAACCCCATGTATTAATTCGTGCATCATTCATCAAGTACGGCTCTGCTTCTAACAGCGCAGCGTAAAGCAAGGCATCAGGCGCGTTGGCCATAAACGCATTGCTTGCATTGCTGTCATCCATGAAGGTAGGAGAAGCGTAATAAAGCATTTCAAGCGTGTAGTTTGAATCAGGCACAGGCGACAACTTGAACTCACTCGCAAGAATCGTGTAGTTCAAAGGCTTGCCGCTTTGGGTCGTGTTTGTATTACGGCTAAAGATCGCAGGGCTGGCATAAGTCAACGGCTGGATAGGGTTAGTCGAAACGTAGAAATCACGCGCTTCTAAGAAGTCAGACGGCAAAGCCACAGTCGGGTCGCCGCCTGTTGTGGTGGTTGTCACAGACTTGAGCATCTGGCGAATCCGAAGTTCTCGGCGCAGACGCAACTCAGCGAAACGAATGAAATCAGGGATTTGTGTCGTCAGGTCTGTACGGGCTAAGTAATTAGCAACCGTAGTCTTTAGGTCTGAATAAGTAGCCAAGCTCATGCGTCATCCCATCCATATTCGTAAGTGCCGATATGCCTAATGTGCATCGAGAGATCGTGGTCAATCACAGTTTGATAACCAGCGTCAAACGCCTTTGCACAGAAATAAATATCTTCACCTATTGTCCCACCTTTGTCGGTTTGTTCAAACCAAAACCAAGGCTTTTGTGCAGCTTCAAAGACTTCTTTTTTAATCAGAACCATCCCAAAGCCAACACCCATCACTTGCTCTAGACCCGTCTTACCCTTGCTTTGAACCTTGACCAGATCACCTGTCTCTGGGTCAATGTCTAAAGCTGTCGGCTTAACAGGGAATCTGCGTGTCGTTGCGTTCACACCCACAATGGGTAAATCACGAGATAACAGAATCTCTAACGCATCTTTCGGAAACCGCATATCAGAGTCAACCCACAGGATAGCGTCAGCACCATCCTTAATGGCTTCCTCTGCCAGACGTTCACGCTGATTAAAGATCAAAGTGCCTGGCACTTGGTAGATCATCAACGAGCCGCCTTTGGCACATCTCGTTACACCTTCATAAGCACAGAGTTTGGCCAAGTCAAAGGCAAACCCCGTCATTACTGTGTCACGGCATGGAACGCAAATAGCAACCTTCATACTTGGCCTGGTCGAGTTCTAAAGAACCGATTATCAGGGTCATTTAAGAAGATTCGAAATCTTTTCTCATCTAAAACTGCAAAACCTCGCATGATTCCCTGTTTATTCAGTTCATCAACAACTACGTTCGGAAGACTTGCAACCTTTGTCCACTCACCCCATTTGGCTTTTTCGTCAATGGCGTTGAATTGGGCTTTGTTGCTTTCCAGAATTCCCGTAATGTCTTGCTTAGTCTCAATAACATAACCACCATCTACGTCATGGAAGTTAGATTCTTTACCGTTTTGGAATGATATGTGGCGCATAAAAAAGGGGGGTGATTAGCCCCCCAGTTAGATTAAGAAGTGGTCAAGTCAGCAGCGATACCGTGGGCTGCTTCGTTACGCATTTCCAATGTCAACTCAGCGAGAATTTGTGTTTTCTCTGCGTCACCAGCTTTTGCCAATTCGTTTGTGGCGAATGGGCGCAAGTAAGCAACTGCTGCGTATTCAGGGTCAAGCACCAAAGCGTCACGGGTACGCATGAAACGTGAAGGCACAACCGAAACTGTACCGAAGTCGCTCATGTAAACGTCAGCAGCGCCGATGATGGTTGTTGGGCCATCAGTAGGAGCCATGTAACGCTGTGCAGCGATACCAGCGAAAGCCGATACAGCTTGCTTTTGGAACGGGCCAACCAACAACACTTTAGGGTTGCCGCCAGAGGAATAAACCTTCTGGATAACGTCCTTCAGAATTGTCTCGGTGAAAGCGCGTTGTGTGCCGTCAGTACGGGTAGAAACACCAATGGTAGTTGGGTCAACACCAGCGGTAGTGCCAGACGACTTGCTTGTGTTGGTTTTAATCCAAGACAACAAACCACCCATAGTACGGGCAGTAGATGCGTCACCAGCAGAACGGCCTTGGTTTGCAGTCAAGATGGTCTCTATGTCCCGCTTTAATTCGCTCGACGCTTTGGCCAATTGATAACTTTTCTCAGATTTTCTGCCTGCCTTATCGACAGAATCCAAAGTACCAGAGATTTTGATAGTCTTTTGAACGATCTGTGTGTAGTTGCCCAAACGAACGGTTGGAGACATAGTTGCATCAGAAGCATCCGCGCCTTCTACGGCCGCATTTGAAACTGTAGCGGCGGCTAAACTATCCGTTTGCCACTCATGGTATACAGCAGTCGCTTTTCCGCGAGCTAAAGTACTCATCACAGGTGTGTCCGTTGGTGAAATCGAGTAGATGACGTCTGAAAGGTCTTCCCGTTGGCCAATGGCCGTGAAGGTTTGATAGGTTGCCATGATAAATCCTTAGATATATTTTTCAAAGAGCAAAGCTGCGTCACGGACTTTACCCGTTTGTTGCAACTTCGCACGAAGTTTTGTGTTCTGTTCTGTTTCTGAATTTCGTGGTTGTGATGTACCCGCTTTTAACATTCTCGGCGCGGCTTCCAGTTTCTTGTTTACTGAAGGCTTATTGCTCTGAAGTTTCGCGTACTTCATACCATGATACAAAGACAAAACAGCGCGAGAATCGTACAACCCTGCAAGCTCTTGGTCACTCCAACCGATTGATTTAGCATATTCCCTAATATCCTTGCGGATGGAATCGCCCTCTTTCGGGTTTGCGTAACCTGGAATTGCTGAAGTCAATTTCTGACTTTCCTCTGCGAGATGGTATTGCAGGCGCTCAGATTGCTCGGCTTGTTGCTGTTGGGCAATGCGTTGCTGTTCTTGTTGCAGGACTGCTAACTGCTTCTCTCGCTGGGACATTTCAGCGACCTTCACGGCATAACCGATTGGGTCTAATTCCTTTAAAGCCTCCAGATTTTCACCCTTGTTTTGCTGATTCAGGAATTGTTCCATCATCTGCAACCGTTGGGCGTACTGGTCTCTTAATTTGCTTGCTTCCTGAATCTTCGCACGTTCGGCTTCCACCGACTTACGTTCATCAGATAGCTTCTGGGTCTTCTTGGTGTAATCTGCGCCTAATTGGTAGCCCTCAATAAGCTCTTGTTCAGTTACTTCACGATCTTCACCAGCAGCTTTGATGCGGTATTTGCGTGTAGGCTGTTCGTCAGCTTGTTCAGAATCTACCAACTCTGGCTCATCTGCGGCCTCATATCCTTGTTCAGTTTCTTCAGTTTCAGCTTGGCCGTTCTCGGCTGCTTCTGCTGCGTCCATCATGCCCAAAAATGCTGAAGCGGCTGTGTCCACCGTCAGCGTCCCACTACCTTGCGGTGTCGTGTTTTCGCTCATTTCATACCCAAATTGTCAGCACTAACTGAGTGCCACAGGTAACTTACGTTACAAAATTCGCCACCGCTTCTTGACAATCTCGCTTGTAGCGGCAATTGATTCAAGATGCGTTATAACTGATTGTAATGCGTTAAGCCGATTATATGCAAATTCTCGTTCTTCTGATTGATAAGGCTGAGAATTTACAATCGTTTTTAACTCTGCGTCCTTCAGGGCTTCGATCTCACCCATAAAGAACGGGTCATTAAGCAGATTTTTGGCTTGCTGTGTTTTGTCCAAGGATTGCGCTCACGATCTGGTTAATGTCCACGGGTGTACCCATTGGAGTCTTTTGCTTGCCTGCTGCAAATATATCATTAAACGATAAGTTTGGCTTTTGAGTTGGCAGACCTTGCCATTGTGTTCCACCCAACAGATTCATATCTGTGAACAGAGAATTAATATCTATCGGCGCGGCTGGCGCGGCATAGGTAGGCGATCTCCACTCAGCAGGCACAGGCACTATTGCAAAGCCTGTATCACCGCCACCACCACCACCACTAGGCTGATCACCAGCCAAACCTAGCGGGTCGCCAGTAAGAGCGTTTACAAGCAATCCAGCGCGAACGTAATCCAGCGCGTCTTTAAATGACAAGCCTTTAGAAACCATTGCGGCTCTAGCGGCTGTCAACTCAGCAGATGATGCACCAGCAGCAGGAGACCAACCACCACCAGCATCAATGTTGTCAGGCGCGTTAGGGTCAATGGCGTTCGTTATATCGCTTACCGTTGGTGTACCACCAAGAGGGATTTCACCTTCTAACGGGGCATCTAATGGGAATGTATTGCCGCCAGCTTCACCCAAAAGTTCTGGGCCAATTTCAACAGGTGGATAATAAATAGGCGGGTTAGCAGCCGCAGCAGCAGCAGTAGCAGCATCTCCTGCACCAGTTGCAGGATTAAAGCCGCCACCAACGTCAATGTTGTCAGCAGCATACGCAGGGTTTGTCGCGGCAGGAGTTCCAAGCTCTGCAATGATTTCGTCTAGTGTTGGCTCTGGTGGGATTAAACCTTCTTGTGATGGCTCCAATGGGAATGTATTTCCACCAGCCTCACCTAACAACTCTGGGCCAACTTCAACAGGTGGAGGTGTTCCAAGCTCTGCAATGATTTCGTCTAGTGTTGGCTCTGTTAACGGAGGCAGAGGCGTTCCAACTGGCAGATCAGGAGAATAGACAGGGCTAGAAACAGCGCCATCTAATGCAGCTCGTGCAGCAGCCAACTCTTCAGCGGTTGCGCCAGCAGCAGGGTTAAAGCCGCCACCAACGTCAATGTTATCAGGGCCAGTTACACCGCCAACAGCGTTAGCGTCTGGAGCCATTACGTTAGCGGCTACATACTGAAGAATAAAAGCCTTAGCCCCAGATTCAAGCGCATCACTTAACTCGCCAGTTTGTTTGTATTTAAGTGCAGCAACAGCAGCAGGGCCGCCATAAGCGTTAGCAAGTATGCTAATAACTGGCCCAAGTATGGGGTCTGTTAATGCAGCGTCAAACTCATCCTCAATGCTTGAGCCTGCTTTTTTGATTGCACTTAAAACAGAATCGTCAAATTGTGAGCCTACATTTTTAACTGTGCTGACAATAGGCTGCGTAATAGCATCATCAATACTTGAGCCTAAATCAGATACCGCCTGAACTGGGTTTCTAAAAAAACTTCCAAACTTTGGCATATCAACTCCTTAGCCTGGTATTTCTACGTTAGAAGTAATGCCTGCGCCTACCTTCATTGCCTTCATTCGTGCCTCGGCCATGAATTCTTCTTCTTTAAGTTGAAGATGTGCAGCGGCTTTCTCACGCTCTAGCTGGAGTTGTGCAGCGTTCTTTTCACGCATCAATTGCAACTCAGCAGCAGCCTTCTGTTGCGCCAACTGAATGTCAGCCTGTGCCTTCATCTGTTGTGCCTGAATGTCTGCCTGCGTCTTGGCCATGTACGCTTGAATCTCAGGCGGCATTGGTGGCTCTTGTTGCGGTTGCGGCGTACTCATTGCTTGGTCTTGCTCTGGCGTGATTGCCTTATAGAACTCAGCGCTGTCCTTGAATCCAGCAGCTTCGACCATACGACCCAAAGTATTTCTGTACTGACCATAAGACACCAGCGGGTTGGTTGGCCCCATTGTCTGCAACACTTGCTCTTGTTTGGCAAGCACCACACTCAGCATGGCCATCTGTTCTTGACGGTTGCCTGCACCCAGACCCACGTTAATGTCGGTGTCGTACTGATTCGACCACTCGCGGGGGTCAAACGAAACGTATTGGCCACGCATACGAACGATTCGGGCTTTGTCTTGGTACTTACAGAGAAGATGCAAGATGCCTTTAAACAAGGACTTCACGCCTGTCTCGGCAAAGATGCGAGCAATCATCTCGATCTTGCCTGCTGCGCTTTGTTGCATAGAAGCAACAGCCGTGGCCGTTACGTTTTGCAGGATAGATGCGTCTAGACCTTGGCTTGCATCTGTCACGCCTGTGCGCTTTTGTTGGATACTGTCCAGATACTGAAGCATCGGGAAAGCCTGTTGTGCCACGGGCTGAACGGCCAACTGTTGCACAGCGCCTTGCGACTTGATGCGAATCACACCGCCAGCCGTAGCCGTCAGCAGATCGTCTAAGTTCACTTGACCATCTACCGCAGTCACTCGGGCGTTGTTTGTCAGGTATAGGTTATCAAGAATCTGACGGGTAATTGTGGTCTTGATTAACTGCAAGTCCATCGTTCGGTCTGCCATAGACTCGCCAAAGAATTTGTGTGGCGTAGGAATCGGGCAAAGCGAGTGGAACGGGATGTAGTCTGTTTCCTCATCACTCAGGATTTCGTTGGATGCGTAGAACACTTGGCGAAGTTCAGCGATACCATCTTCATCAATGTCTGCGGTGATATAGCACTCAAAGACCTCGATTGTCTCCATCGCAGGGTCAATTGAAATACCGTCATCAGGGTTTTCGCCTGGCGCTACACGGGCAAGGTACTCAGGCGAGTAAGTCAGCGAATTAGACGCTTGCAAGCCTTCCACAACGTCTTTATCAAAGCCCATTGCAATCAGGTCGCTGCGGGTAATAAGGCGGCGGTGCGCTACGAATGGTGAATCAGCGGGGCTTTTCTTGGCTCGTTTAGAGATCAAGAACTCCTCTGGCGGCACGTTCTCAATGACAACATGGCCAGACTTCTTTTTCTTTTGAACGGTCACGCTGTTGGATGAATACATCACAGGCTTGCCCATCTGGTCTAAGACGG